AGCACCCGCAATCTATGTCTATATTGCCGGCGGATGAAATCAAACCCGTCCTTCGCCGCCTTGACAGCCTGACAGAAAGCGAGGCGCGGGAATTAACTGGCAAGAAAAATGATGCTCTGAAAAAGATATAATAAGCCTCCCTACGCTTAGGCAAAGCGATGATATAAGATTATTGAGTTTGTGTGAAGAAGCAAAAATGTTATTAGGCTTCCTTGCTGGCGTTTCGAGTACGCAACCTCGGTATAAGGTTAGTAAATTTGCGGCAAATGCCGACGGAAGAAAAAATGAGTTAAAAAGAATTGCCGCCAATATCCATAAAATCAAAAATTGGGATATTAGGCATGGAGATTATGAGGATATTGAAAATATTAATAGTACATGGTTCATTGACCCGCCTTATCAATTTGGGGGAAATGCTTATGTTCATAAAAATATTGATTATACCAATTTGAAAGAATGGTGTTTAAGTAGAAATGGGCATATTATTATTTGTGAAAATACAAAAGCCGATTGGCTGGAATTTCGCCCGATTAAAAACATATACGGCGCAAATGGGTATAAAGAAATTACAACCGAAGCAATTTGGACAAATCGGCAGAGTAGTTATGGAGTTATTCAAGGCTCTCTTTTTTCTCATTGCGGCTAACTGAGGCTTCGACGATGTGCGAGGCATACGAAGCATAAAAGGCGAAGCGGAGTTATCCGTTTCGCCTTTTTTTATGCTTAAAACGTCACCTTCCCGACACTTTTAAAAAAAAAGAAAAAAAAGTTTCTAAAAGGCTTGACAAGTAAAGAAACTAATGTATCTTTGTCCCATCAGTTTCACTAAAAATTAAAACAATGAATACCACTGATTCAAAATTTTGGGGAAAAATGGGCTTTGAAAAAGAAGAAGCCACAGCGCTTGCGGAAAATGTCTCCAATTTTATTTCCGATGCGCTGGGAGAAGATGAGTTGCGCTTTGATTACAGCGCAGACCTTGCGGCAGATTATGTACCCGCGTATGAGATTTGGGCAGCAAGCGAGGGCATAATTAAGCGCAGCACAGGCTTTTAACCGTACCAACGCCCGCATCCCAAACGGGCAATGGAATTATGAAAAACAGCGACTTAGTAAACGCCCTAACCAACGCCCTTGGCTCACAGCACTTCGACCCCGACCAGGTTATCGAAGTGCTGACCAAAGAAGCCAACCGAATCCGGCATGAAGGCGGCAGCCCAGGCAGCCTGATTGCACTCGCAAACATCCTCCCGAAATAACGGCGGAGGCAAAAAAACGATACTGACCCATGTTCAACGAACTTATCCAACAACTCCAATCAAAAAACATAAACTGGATCGGCATTGCCCGCGCTGCCGGTTTGCCACGCGCCATGTTTTCCAAAGCCTTCAACGGGCACCAAAAAATTTCTCCCAAAAACCAAGCAAAAGTTTTCCACGCCATACTCGACATCACCGGAGCGCTCGTTTTTGCCGGGCGAATCTGGACAAAAGACGATGCTGGAATCGTTCTTTGGATTTCGGCAGACGATTGGAACGACGAAACAAAACGCGGCCTGATGGATGCACACGATTTGGCGTTTTATCTTGCGGAATAACTCCAAGCCTTACGCCGTTCCCGGCGAATAGCCGGAATGAACGAAAGGCGACAGTTAGCCGAATTTGAAAAAAGATATGAGCAAGAAAAAATCTAAACCCGCCGACCCCCGCGAAGCGCAATTAGAAACCGCCTTGACTGCCTGCCGACGCCTAAACCGTGCCGTTCTATTTTCATTCATCCGGGAAATTATCCGGGCCTTGAAATGTGAAGATCGGGAAGCGGAAACGGTTTTTGAGGGGTGGGTACGGTCCGGAAAGGTCTTGCAGGATGGTTGCATTGGTGAGGTGAAAATTTATTTGTGCAAAGGTGTTGCGATTATTTAAAACATTGTTTTATCTTTGTGCATCAATTAAAAATGAATTGAAAAATGGAAGATTACCAAAAATTTATCGAAGCCAAACGCCACAGGGCAAGCGATCACGGTATTAAACCCGTGTTTTCTGTTCCTGGGATGTTTGACTTTCAACAGTATGTCGCCGAGTACGCGATACAAAAAGGCAGGTGCGCAACCTACCTCGATACCGGACTTGGCAAAACCCTCATTGAATTGGTCATTGCTGCGAATTACGTCCGGCACACCAATAAGCCGGTACTTATTCCGACGCCGCTATCCGTTGCTTTTCAGTTCATCAAAGAGGCCGAAAAATTCGGAATTGATGACGTTGAATATTCAAGAGACGGAAATTTTACCGGCAAAATCATCATTTGCAATTACGAACGTTTGCACTACTTCAACCCTGCCGATTTCGATTGCATTATTTGTGACGAAAGCAGTTGCCTTAAAGACTTCAAAGCCGCAACTACCGCAAACGTTTTTGGGCTTATGCGCAAAATGCAATACCGTTTTCTTGCTACCGCTACCCCTTCGCCAAACGATTACGTAGAGTTGGGAACAAGTAGCGAGGCATTGGGGTATTTGGGCCACATGGATATGCTAACCAAGTTCTTTACCAACAACGCCGATACGATTAGCCCCAACGGGATCGGGGTTAAATGGCGTTTGAAAGGACACGCGACAGAGGCGTTTTTTCAGTGGGTAAGCGGGTGGAGCATTTCAGCGCGAAAACCGTCCGACCTGGGATTTTCAGACGAACGCCACATTTTACCGGCACTGATTGAAAATGACCACATCGTTACAAATGATGCGCCGCTTGTTATAAATGGTCAATTTTCGATGTTCAACCAAGTGGCGCGAACCATGCCGGAAATCCACGCTGAACGCAAGGCAACAATCGAAAAGCGGGCAGAAAAGGCTGTTGAACTTGGCTCGGCGCATGAATGCACTGTGTACTGGTGTAACCTCAATGAAGAAGCTGAAATGGTGGCAACGCTTGACAGAAGTGCGGTTGAAATCCGGGGCGGAATGAGCATCGAAAAGAAAGAAGAAATCCTGAAAGCATTTGCGGACGGCCAAATCAAAAAACTGATTACCAAACCCAAAATTACCGCGTGGGGGCTGAACTGGCAGCATTGCAACCACGCCGTAACTTTTCCCGGCTTTTCATTTGAGCAATACTACCAACTTGTCCGCCGCTTTTATCGTTTCGGACAAACACGCGAGGTAACAATTGACCGGGTAATTTCAGACGGGCAAGTAAGGATACTGCAAGCGATAGAAGCAAAAGCGGAAAAGGCATCGAATCTTTTTTCCATGCTCAACGCAAACCTGAACAAGTCATACGACGTGCAAAAACGCGCCTTCGACCAAACAATTAATCTTCCTTCATTCTTACAAAAGTGAATTGAAAAATGGAATCCAAAATCAAACAACAAGTCGTAACCGACAATTACGCCATTTACAACGCCGACTGCATGGATGTTGTCAGCACATTGCCGGATAACTCTGTTGACCTGCAAATCTTCTCGCCGCCGTTCCTTGGCCTGTTCAATTATTCCAGCGATGAACGCGATTTTTCCAACTGCGAAAACTGGGAAGATGCTTTGTCTATGTACGACTTCATTGCCCGCGAACTCGCTCGCACATTGAAGCCTGGTTGCATTTGCGCCGTGCATTGTACAGACTTGATGAACAAAGACGGCAGCCAATTTGACTACCCGCACGAAATTGAAGAAATCCACAAAAAGTACGGATTGAAACGGATGAACAAAATCACCATTTGGAAAGAGCCTTTGAACGTGCGACTTCGCACAATGGTTCAAAGCCTGATGCACAAATTCATCGTTGAAAATTCGCAGGATTGCTACACCGCCATGCCGGATTACATTCTCATCTTCAAAAAAGAAGGCAAGCGTGAAAAGGATGTTACACACCCGTTCGGACTTACCCACTACGCCGGGTTGCGCCCATTCCTTCCTGAACACCTTTCAAAGTACGGTTTGCCGCTGTCTGAATTTCCAACGTCCGGCAGTTTTGACGAAGCCTATGACGTTTATGTGAATGAGTCTTTCAAGGCATTACAGCGCAAGTATTCCGGATTTGACGGCGATCAACGCGAAAACAAGTTGTCGCATATCATTTGGCAGCGTTACGCCTCATCGGTTTGGGATGACATTCGGATCGACGAGGTTTTGCCGTTCCGTGATGCGCGGGAAGATGATGATGAGCGCCATGTACACCCCTTGCAACTTGATGTTATTGATCGTATTGTCGAACTTTACACCAATCCCGGCGAAGTCGTTTTAACCCCTTTTATGGGCGTAGGTAGCGAGGTTTTTTCTCCAGTTTCGATGGGGCGCTTTGGAATCGGCATCGAGTTGAAGGATTCTTATTTCAAACAGGCGGTGGCAAACTGCAAGGAAGCAGAAAAGCGTTTTCTGCAAACCAAGCCCCGCGAATTGTTCGACCAAC